GTAGATATGCGCTTGATAACGGACTAAAATGGTAGAACAAAAATGGATTACTCTTAGCAAGAATCTTGCTACAAAATCAAAAGCAACTATTAAGGCAAATGAAACTTTGAGAAATCCTGACGGCACACACAGAAAGAAAGGTGCACAAACTCATAGTATAACTTATGAAGATATACTACAAGTATTGGAAAATCAAAATTTTAAATGTGCGTATACAAATCTTCCTTTAGTTCCTGAGTATGGAAAAGCAGGAACAGATTTATATGAACCTTATCATCCTCTAGCTCCCAGCTTGGATAGACTAGATAATAGTATTGGATATGAGTTAGGTAATTTACAAGTATGTATACGATTATTTAATTTGGGATTTAGTGCATACAAAGGAAACAAAGAACAAATACTAGAGAAACTATATGGCAGGCGGAGTATATAATCAAACCTATTTTAACAATCACCCTGAAGAAAAAGAAAGAGAAGGTGTATTATATGGAGTTATTTTAGTTAACCAACGGACATTCGAGCGTGAATGTATAAAGGTTGGAATCGCTAGTGGTAAAGACTGGCGGCATGTAATCAAAAGAAGTCGTGGTTTTAAAGGGTACGATTTACGTATTCAGCGAACATATCACGATACCATTTATCGGTGCTGGCAAATCGAGCAGGCACTTCACGAGAAGTTTAAACACGATAGCTATTCTCCAACTCAAAAATTTGGTGGGCATACAGAGTGCTTTAAAATTTCTTCTCTTATTTTATCCCAGTTCCCAAAAAATAATTCTTGACAAATGGTTAGCCGTTTGTTATAATATTATCATATTTGAGAGAAAGAGAATAAATGACAAAAATAATACCACCAACAAATTGTCCATCATGCGATAGCATATTGGAATTTGTAAATGATCAGTTATTTTGTCAGAACAACTCTTGCTCAGCAAAATCTGCAAAGCGTCTCGAACACTTTGCAAAAACTTTAAAAATCCGAGGTCTTGGTCCATCTACTATTGATAGACTTGGTCTTGAGGATTATCACGATATTTATACTCTCACCCAAGAGGAAATATCTACCTTGTTGGATTCAGAGAAGCTAGGTACGAAACTACACAATGAGATACAGAAATCAAAGAGTGTCGACCTTATAACTCTACTTCCAGCTTTTTCGATACCGCTGATTGGCTCAAGTGCTTCAAATAAATTAGCGAAACACATCTCATCTTTAAGTGAGATAACCCCAGAGATATGTACAGAAGCAGGTCTGGGTCCGAAAGCGGCGTCGAATCTTATTGATTGGTTGGTAAACACTTTCCATTTCGAACAATACTATAACCTACCCTTTACTTTTACTTGCAAAAAACGAGAAGAGGTCACTAACACTGACACTAAGGGAACAGTTTGCATTACAGGAAAGTTAAAAAGCTATCCAACTAAAGCCGCTGCACAAGAAGTATTAATAAAGAAAGGCTACTTAGTAAAGGATAATCTCACCAAAGATGTAACTATCTTAGTTAATGAGAGTGGAATCGAAAGTGCTAAAACCAAGAAAGCAGAAGAAATGGGTATAATAATAAACCAAAATTTAAAAGAACTTATTTAGGAAAATAAAATCATGGCATTACCAAAATGGACAGACGAAAGGACTCAATCTCTAGTAGATTTCGTAGGAAGCGAGAGCCCAATATCACAAGAAACTGTAGGAAACGCTGCAGAGCACTTGGAAACATCAACCCGTTCAGTCTCAAGCAAATTGAGAAAAATGGGTTTCGAAGTTGAATTAGCATCAGCATCAGCTTCAAAATCTTTCTCAGACGAGCAAGAAGCAACATTACAAGCATTTGTAACAGACAACTCAGGTTCTTATACTTATGCTGAAATTGCAAGTAATTTCGAAGGCGGACAGTTTTCTGCTAAGTCAATTCAAGGAAAAATTCTTTCTATGGAACTTACAGAGCATGTTAAGCCTGCCCCTAAAGTAGAAACTGTTAGAACTTATACTCCTGAAGAAGAAAGCACATTTGTAGAGATGGTTAATGGTGGTTCTTTCGTAGAAGAAATCGCTGACGCTCTTGGCAAATCTGTTAATTCAATCAGAGGTAAAGCTCTTTCACTTCTAAGAAGTGGCGAAATTAACGCTATTCCAAAGCAAAAAGAAACTAAAGGATCAAGCAAAGCTGACGTTCTTGCTGACATTGATATTACTGACATGACTGTAGAAGCAATCGCAGATCAAATCGGTAAAACAGTAAGAGGCGTAAAAACTATGTTAACAAGACGTGGTTTACAGTGTGCTGATTACAACGGTGCAGCTAAAAAAGATATCGGTTAATCCGCAGTATTCAATTTAGTCGGTGGAGGCACTCTTGTGCCTCTGCCTTTTTTAATTTTTGAGAGAGTTATATAGTGAATATTGCATCAGCGTTGCTAAAACAGATTATAGTTCAAAAAGATTTAGACACATGGTCTAAGTTAAAAGAACATTACCTACCTGGCGAGTATCAGTCAATATTCCGCATCCTTGATAAACACATAGACAATTATCAAGACCTTCCAAAATTCGAAGATCTCCAATATGAAGTGCGGGATCGAAAACTTCAAGAAAAAATATTCGCAATCGAGTCAGTAGATGTCGAGGTAGACGCGTGGCTATTGCTTGATTATCTCAAAAATGAATACGCACAAGTTGAAATCTTAGATGAACTTGACAAATATATTGATAACACAGTCGCAATGGCTAGTGCAGAAGAAAACATAGAGCAACTCCAAGAAATAGTATTAAGGGTAAGTGACAAGGTAGACGTTAAAGCCCCCGAAGAAAGTATGCAGAGCATATCTTTATTTGAGGATGACAAAGAACTATCGAGGTATTTACCCTTAGGACTTAATAGTGAGTATGACTCACAAATTCAGTTCTCACCAAAAGACTTAGTGCTTGTGGGCGGGAGACGAGGTGCAGGTAAGTCTGTTACCTGTTGTAATTTAGCAGCGAATGTCTATGACTCAGGTCGTAGTGCGCTTTATTTTACTATAGAAATGGACAGCAGATCAATTCTTCAAAGAATATGTTCTGTTTCAACAAAAATACCCTTAAAAAGACTACGCAGTAAAATGCTATCCACTGAAGAGTGGAATCTAGTAGGCGGCTGGTGGGCAGGTCGTTTTGATGGTGGACATGAATTGTTGCCAGAGTTTGTAAAAACACATGACTTTGACACATTTCATAAAAAACTAACAAAACTTCCTCTTCACAAAGAAAAGCAATTGGATGTCATTTATGATCCAGCTTTAACTCTCTCAAAAATACAGTCAGAGCTAGATAAAAAGGTCAACCAACTTGATGTTGGTGTGGTTATTGTTGATTATCTAAACCAAGTCAAGCGCCACAATGCACCGAGTCGTTCAGGACAATATGATTGGACAGAACAGATTGAAGTCAGTAAGAAAATGAAACTATATGCCCAAGAATATGAAACATTATTCTTTGCCCCATATCAAACAGATGCTAGTGGAGAGGCTAGATTTGCAAAAGGTATACTTGATGCGGCAGATGCTGCGTATGCTTTAGAAACATGGGACCAGCAAGATGGGTGTATGACTTTTAATTGTGTAAAAATGAGAAGTAATAGAATGGAAAGTTTCACAAGTGCAGTAGACTGGGAAACATTGAAGATTGGTCCACAGACCGCACTTAACCCTAAAGAAAAAGAAAACATAGAAAACAGTATGAAAACAGGAGAAGATGTAGATGACATTTAAATGGCAAGCATGGGTATTAAGCCTATACATTTATGGGGCGTTTGATCCCTTAATTATAACTATAACTGCATTACTAAACAGACTATGATTTTATATACAGAAGCACAATTAATGATCGCATATACTAGATATGTGCGAAAGTTGGAAGAATCCACAGTAAAAGTGATTACACCAACAATAGAGGAGTTTCGTATAATTTACGAAACAGAATTAGAAGAACAACTATGGGATCAGTTAAATGACTAAAACAGAAAAAGCAGCATTACAAGAATCAGTAGTGCAAGTAGGCGCTGCTCTTATTATTAACTTTCCATTACAAACATTCCTACTATGGTTATTCATAGAAAAATGGGGATGGACAAGTGCATTTTTGATATCACTTACAACCACTTTTATATTTACAGTAGTTGCATTGATACGAACATACATGATTCGTATGGAAATAGAAAAAAGACGCAGACATGGTTTATGGAGAAAAGTAAGGAATGGCGGCAGATAGAATTAGTAAGGCAACGGCAGAGTTAGTAGCTCTGCCACCCTACACATGGGAAACACGATCAGTTAAATTTCTATTGAATCAGAAAAAGATTTATCAAAATATAGAACGAGTGCCCATAAATCAACCACTATATGATAGTGTTCTAAAACATGGTATTGAATCTCCTATACTATGTATGCCCAACTATTATCCAATCGCAGGAAGTCAAAGAATGAGAGTGATGTGGGAAATAGTAAGAAAACATCAGGATGGATGGATGTTTAAAACAATGAATGTAAAAGTCTGCCGATTTGAAAAAGAATGGTGGAATATGTTTTACTTGTGGGGAGATAAAAAAGAAAGAGATCGTATGATAGCAATATGGTTTCAAATGGTAGAACTTGCTTGGAAAAGTAAGTATTATGAACACGAAACAGATCCAAGTGGAAAAAAGATGACAGACTTTGAAGAACTTGGTGACAAACTAAAAGGATGGAAACACAAACAATGATGAAAATTATCGAACATTTTTTATTTGCTTTTACATTCACTATAATGTTAGTAGCACCAGTGCTTATTATAGCATCACTAATTGCACAGCTATGACAGTAGAAGAACTATTACAAGAACGAAAAATAGATTACAAGCTGTCTCCAGCGGATGCTATTGTCAAATGTCTCAATCCTGAGCATGATGACAGTAATCCAAGTATGAGAATTGATAGAATCACAGGTGTATTCAACTGTTTTTCTTGTGGGTTTAAAGGTAATTTATTTAACCACTACGATGCTCCTTCCAATCCGTTGGATATTCGTAGAGAAAAACTCAGAAGAAAAGTAGAAGAAAAAAGAGCATCTTCCGTAGGATTGAAGATGCCAAAGAATTTTATGCCATATGTAGGAAATTGGAGAAATATATCTCCTGATTCTTACAAAAGGTTTGATGCATTTGTGCATCCAGATAAACCATTTACAGGCAGAATTTCTTTTCCAATTAAGGACTTGACAGGAAGAATAGTAGCATTTAATTGCAGAACACAGTCTCCGACTGATGTTCCTAAATACTTGATCCATCCCCCAAAGGCAGTATTACCACTATTCCCTGCTCGAGTCCGCCCTATAAAAGGTAGAATAATATTAGTAGAAGGCATCTTTGATATGCTAAATCTACATGACAAAGGTTTGGAAAATGTCTTGTGCTGTTTTGGTACTAGAAACGTAGATGTTGAAAAACTAAAACTTTTAAAAATGCAGGGAGTTCAATCAGTAGACATACTATTCGACCCTGATGAAGCAGGACAAGAGGCTTCAATCAAAATACAAGAAATGTGTGAGATTGCAGAGATATTGTCAAAAAATGTAAAAATACCAATTGCTCTTGGGGATGCGGGAGCACTTAACAAAGAAAAAGTAAAACAATTAAAGGAACAATTATATGGCTAAAATAGCACTAATAGAAAGTAAACCTAGTCGAAATGACTATGTAAAACTTTTTAACAATGAGTTTCAATTCGATAAGTATGAATTATGCTCAAATCCAACAGTAAAGAAAGTATTAAAAAGAGATTGTGATATTGAAATAGAGATTGATGATTATGATTA